AAAAGAAGATAATACAATAATACATACAAAAGAGGCATTATTACCAGCAATTGAATTAGGTATATTAGTTAGTAAATTAATTCAATCTAGATTACGATTTCCTCATGAATTGTCTTATGAGAAAACATTTTTTCCATTTGCAATATTTGCCAAAAAGAGATATGTTGGTAATAAATATACAGAAGATGATGTAGAGTTTACACAAACATCTATGGGAATTGTACTAAAGAGAAGAGATAATGCACAAATTGTAAAAAAAGTAATTGGTGGTATGGTAGATATTATGATGAATGAAATTGATTGTGCGAAAACAATTATATTTACTAAAAAATCAATTACAGATATATTTAAAGGTAAATATCCAATTAAAGATTTTGTAACATCAAAAACGTTGAAAGATATTAAAAAATATAAAACAGCGGTTAGAAAAGATACAAAAGGTAATGTAATATTAAATAGTGCTGGAGAACAACAAGAATTTGTAAATATTGCACATGTTATGTTAGCTCAAAAAATGATCAAAGAAAAACGTGCAAACATACCTCAAATGAATGATCGAGTACCATTTGCATACATAGAGGTGCCAAAATTAAAAGGACATAAATTATTGCAAGGAGATAAAATAGAACATCCTGATTACATTGAAGCAAATAATTTAAAAATAGATTATATGTTTTATATTACAAATCAGATTATGAATCCAGCAATACAATTTTTAGAATTGGTAACAGATAAACCTGAAGATGCAACTACATTATTTAATGACTTATTAGAAGAAGAAAAATGTAAAAGAGCAGGTAAGCCATTTATGAAAACACCATCATTAGATAGATGGTTAGTTTAATTTATAAAAATTGAAAATATTAATATTAAATACTTAATATTAATATTAAAAAATAAAATGTCGTTAGATGAAGCAATAAAAATTATCGAAATGAATATGATATCATCTAAAATGATAGTTGATATGTTAAGTGAACAGTATTCAACCGATAATAATAATAGTAAGTTAGAAAATGCATTGGCATCGGCACGTAATTCTGCAATTGCAATGTCCAATGCATTAGCATCATTACATATTGCAAAAGTATCTGTACATATTACACAAGAAGCATATTATGCAAATTAATTTAATGTCTGTAGTGTTTAATGTTAATATCAGATGTATTTAATGATGATGTAGATGTTAAATATTCACTGTCAGAACCACCATCCATCGATTCTTCCGATGATTCTTCTTCAGGAGATTCTACTGGAGCTTCCATTTCAGTTGGTTCAACAGGGGATTCTTCTTCTGAATCAGATTCATTTACATAAGTGTTATTAACTTCGGTTTCAGTTTCAGTTGGTTTCGATTTAGTTTTTTTAGATTTAGTTGATTTTTTTGATTTTTTTTTGGATTTACCGCCTTGGTGTTCATTTTGTTTTAATGATTTTAAGATTTGTAATAATTCTTCAGATAATTCTTCTTTTTCTTCGCCACCAGCAGTTTGTGTAGAATTTTCTGATATATTATCTAAATGATTACCACCTTTTAAATTTTCAGTTTCAGATGTAAATAAATTATCTCTAGTTAACATTCCACCTTTAAAATTCAAGATAACATTTGATGGTGGGCTTACTTCAGTATCTTGTAATAATTTTTGAATTTGTAATAATTCTTTACTAGAATCAAAGTTACCACCATGTAAATTTACATTAATATTAGATAGTGTATTAACTTCAGTATCTTGTAATAATTTTTGAATTTGTAATAATTCTTTGGATGAATTTAAATCAAAGTTACCACCATGTAAATTTACATTAACATTAGATAGTGTATTAACTTCAGTATCTTGTAATAATTTTTGGATTTGTAATAATTCATTATTTAAATTTAAGTTACCACCTTTTAAATTATTTGTTTCAGTTTCTTCGAGTAATTCACGAATTTTAGAAAAATAATTATTTGATTTGCTTTCTAAATATAAATTTTTCATATCTCTATATTCTTTATAATATGGTTCATTTACATGCATTTCATTGTCGCCACCATCCATACTAGTTTCACTTAAATTATTATATTGTAATACAGGAACTAAATTTTCAGTTTGAGTAAACACATTTTCTGAAGTTCCAGCAGTCATATTTAATTTGTTATTTTCAGTAAATTGTAATGTTTCTGTATTACCAGATACAGCATTAAAATTATTGGTTTCAGTTGTTTGTAATAATTGTTGAATTTTATTTAAATATCCTTCATTAAGTTCATTTTTTGAAAAGTTTTCAGTATCTGAACCACCTAATAATTGTTCAATTTTAGCTAATATTTCTTTTTGATTACCTTTATTCTCTTCAAATTTAATTTCATCTGGTTTAGATGTTAAATTTCCCATGATATAATTTAAATTAGAAATAATTTTTAAAAATTAAATTAATATTTGCTAAAATAAAAAACTAATATATTTATATGATGCAGCAAATTATTATAATTGTATTAATTGTATTAATTATATATTTATTATATTCCTTAAATAATAATGGATTAGTTCGTGCTAATTTTAACGGAGATACATTTGATGTTCAAGAACATCCAGATAAAGAAACAGCCGTTGAATTATTAAAAAAATTAAGGGATAATTTATTAATTATTGCACAAAAATCATTAGAAAGAGCCACATCAGAAAATAATGCTGACTATCAAAAATATATTACAAAAATAGTAAATAAATTAAATGGTGTTTTGATTAGAGAAGTTGAAAAGGATAGTCCGTATACCAGTTATAGTGTAAATAAAGGTGAAGAATTAGTATTTTGTTTAAGAAATAAAAAAACACATGTGTTTTATGATTATAATAAAATTTTATATGTTGCCGTACATGAAATTGCCCATATTGGTTGTCCAGAAATAGGACATACTAAACTATTTTTTGAATTAAATAGATATTTATTAGAAACTGCCAAAAGAAATGATATGTATACATTTATAGATTACAATAAAACTCCAGAAGAATATTGTGGTATACAAATATTTACAAATGTATTAAATTATGATTTATAGACACATGAATATATATATAATGTTGCACGAATTATATTATTTATATTATTTTATATTTTTAAATCCTCATATAATATCATTTCGGATATGGAATAATATTACAATACCACTTTTGTATTTATTAGATGAAAGTCATACTTTATATTATGTAATAAATAATTTGATTTATTCTACAATAATATCTAGCGTATCTCCATATACAATATATTTAATTTATGTATATTGTAACAATTTAACGTACGTTTATAGTACAAATATATTCTTTAGATTATTATATTATATATCATTTGGTTTCTTTTATTCTAAAATATATATAGACTATATTGAAAAAAAGAATAATCCACATGCCAAAGTATATCTATATTATCTATTAATATTAATCTATAGTAATTTATCACATAAATTAGATATGTTATTTTTATATACACCCTATTGTATACCAGTTTGTATTGAAAATAGTATAATAATATGTAGATTAGATGGTTATAGTGAATTCATAAAAAAGTTGTATATATATAGAATACTATATAATATTATATTAATTATAATGTATTTATATATGAATGATTATGCATTTGTATCATTTTCAATCATAAGTTTAATTGGACATAAATATTATCTAAATTTAAATAATTAAATTAAATAATTAAATTATTTAATCTAATTAGAAATCATGAGTAAAGATCTAAATACAATTGTATATAACCCTTATAAAATTATATATAAATATAGAAATGTAAATCGTAAGTTTCAATATGAATATTATATATTTTTAGGAAATGTTCCAAATCCAGTTAAAAAAATTTTATCTAAAATTAAGAGTTTAAATTTTTTTCAAACATTATTGGAATTATCACCAGATGAAATTAACATATTAGAATAACAATATAATTCATTTTGGTATGAATATATATTTTTATCTGAACATTTAAAGAAAAGTAAGAAAATATTCAATACGATTAATGAAAAAAATAAAATAGTTAAAAAAATGGGAGAAGAATGGATTAAAAAACATATATATGTTGGTAAAAAAAGTAAATTAATATATTCATATACAGGTAAAATTAGGATAGATCGTCTAAAAAAACAATACATTGAAGAACAAGAACAAGTTGGTGGTAATATAAATAAATTAGTACCTGATCAAGATTACACAGACACAGATGAACCAGATAATATATTAGGTGAAGAAACAGAAGAAGAAACAGAAGAAACAGAAGAAGCAGAAGAATTACAACCACTTGAAGAATTAGAAGAACCAAGTGAAGTTGCAGAAGTTGATTATAATATGAATGAATTAGAAGAAATGCATATGATTAATGAAGATATTGATAAAGATGCTGAAAAAACAAAAAAACAATTAAATTCAATATTAGAAGAAGAATCAACTCGAGCACTTACACGAAAAGAAAGAAATATACCATTTAATACAAGTAACGATGAAAATAATTATAATGCAGATATAGGTGATATATATGAAAAAAACTATATATATTCTCAATTTATATATCCCGATGATACAATTTTAACAATGAAAAAGAAAATATGTATAACTATCGAAAAAAGTAAAAAATTTGAATCTACTATGCCATATTTTATACCTTCTAGAATATATACATGGTCTGATTATACTTATAATCAAATTGAAAATAATAAAGAAACTGAAGTGAAAGATGGTATTATGATAGGAAGAAATTGGTTACGACAAAATAATTTATTACCAATAGATGTAGTACCATTATCAAATTTTCATGATTATGAAATATTAAAAGGTAGTTTAGGTACTATTAAAGAAAGTATGAACCGATATGGTTCACGTATACATACTGAAGATAATAATCATATTATTATCAATGATTACATAGATTATATACCAAACAACGAAATATATTTTACAGATATTTATACTGAATTGGGAAAAAACTATAAACCATCACAAGAAATAATCAAAAATATATCTGATTTCTATGTTAAAATTTATTTTACAGAAGCATTAATTGATTTGCCAAATATTATAGATTATTTAAATGGTAATCATGATATTGAACTAAAAAAAATATCACAACTTATAAGCACAATTGATAATGATATATCATTAGAAAATAAGGTGATGAATTATATTGAACAAGAATATCCAAACAAAGATAAATATAAAAATTATTTTAAAGATAATTTTATTACTCAGACTACTACCCATGTATCTTTGTACATCACTAATTTAAATGGTCTGAATATTAATATAGAAAAAGAAACTACGGTTGCTAGTTTATTAAAATTTGATTTACATCGTATTTTTGAAAATTATGTTTTATCTGAAAATTATCCATATATACAATATCAACCACCTGATGCAGCTGGATGGCATAAGTTTAGAACTATATCTCCTGAATATGATAGAGAATCTATACAGGCAAAATGGTTAGAATCCAATCCATTTGGTATTAGTTTTAAAATCAAGGTAGATTTAAAAGGTGGATCTCAGAATAAATACATATCAGTTAAATTAAGTGAATTTGGTAGATTAGAGTATAAAACACAATGGAAAGAAGAAGATCATGCAACATTTGAAGATATTAACAAGACATTTATCTATATACAACAATTAATAACAAAAATAAATAATGAAAATACGCACTTTAAGATATATGTACCACAAGAATTAGATTTTAAATTTGCATTTATTAATGATATTCAGAGTTTCCAACTTCCTATTAAAAATTCCGATAAATCATATATTATCAATCATAATCATTTATTAGATTTTTGTAGATTATTCTTTCCATACATATCAGTTGTAATTGAACCAAGAAAACGAGAAAGTATCCAAAAAGATAAAAAAAATGTACTTACTGAATTTAGTAAATATGGTACCTATTTACGATACAAACGAGTTTCAAATTATTATAATGAAATGAATATTGAACGTAGAATTCGCTATTTTTTGAAAAATTATGAATATGATGAAAAAGGTATTGTTAAAGAAATAAGTGCTCAGTACAATATAACGGATGTTATTGCATTACAAAAAATTCGAGACACTCGTGATAAATATCCATATTTAAAAAAAGCAAGAACCATATTGAAAAAATTCGAAAATATTCCTCGTGCAAAACCATCTGGTGTAGAAGTTGACATACAAGGTAAATCTCGAGAAAATTATAAAATAAGAATATCGGGAGCGAGATCACAATGGCAATTAAATGAAATATTACGATTAATAAACATTGTATTATATTTGTATGTGGATGTGTATCATATTAAAAATGAAGATAGATTAGAAATGTTAGATGTATTAAAAAATTTAAATAATATTGCAAAGCGAAGAAACAAAGTAGAAGAAATAGTCGAAGTACAAGAAGATGTAAGAACAGTTAAAAAAATTACAAAATTAGATAAAGATCGATTAGGATTTAGACCAGAAAAAGGTCAAAATCACTGGTCAAGAAATTGTCAAAACAGTGGAACAAAAAAGAGACAACCTACGCAACATACTGCAGAAATTGATTTGATTAAAAATGGATATACATTTAATCAAGAAACAAAAAATTATGAAAAAAAGGTTACAATAAATAATAAAGAGGTTATATTACGATCAATCAAAATACCTACAGGTGACAAATATTTATACTATACATGTGATTTAGAAACAAATAAAAAATATTCGTATGTTGGATATTTAACAAAGAGTAAACATCCATCGGGATTATGTATGCCCTGTTGTTTTAAAAATGATTCATTTAATACCAATAATAATAATAAAAGAGTAATTAATGAAAAGTGTGCGAACAACGGTATAATGGAATCAGTTGGTGAAGTAAAAGATCTTAAATTAGATAAGATATATATATTACAAGAAACGAACAAAGTACAAGAAGGTAGGTTTTCTTTCTTACCTGAATATTTGGATATATTCTTTAACAAATTAACATCCAATGACAAAACAATTAAAAATCATTATTTATTACAATCAAAATCAGGTTATTATTTCAAGTATGGTGTTAGTAATCAAAAAGTACCATATTTAAGTGCAATAGCTTCATTATTGGAAATAACATATCAAGATATTATGGATAATTTATTTAAAAATATGGATGATATATTGTTTACATGTTTGAATAACGGAGAAATTAAATTAAGATTTGGTAGTATTGAAACCTTTAAAGGATATATATTAAATGGATTAGATGTAACGCATGAATACTTGGATGATTTAATAACATATAAATATAATATAAATTCGTATATATTTGAGAAGAGGACGAGTAAAAGAATTACAGAAAATAATGAATGGATTAAATACGATGATTATATATTAATATGTAAAAATATAGAAAATTATAATAATTATAGAGATAGATCAAATATTTTTATTATAAAAGATATTAATTTATATTTTCCAATATTTAATTTACAGAAAGATCAATCAAAAAAAGAAAAATTTATAAATATACATAAAAAATTTGAATATAAAACAGAGAATATTGTAGATCGAATTAACAAATATTATGTATTAAATTGTTTACAAAATACAAAAATAACTAGTAATATATTTTATAATAGTAAAGATATATCATTAACTTTAATAAATAATATTACTGGTCAAATTATTGATTCAAGATATAAATGCAGATTTGTTTTAGTGAAAGGAATTACAAAAAATATATGTTTATTTCCAGTACAACCATCTGGATGTTTAGATAAAATTATAATTTATAAAAACTATGTTGATTATGTTAATAGTATTCAATCTACCATGAATTTTTTACTAGAATTAAATAATAAATTAAATAACAAATTAAATACAAAAACAACTGATTTTAATAAGTATAATATATTACCTACTGGAATTACTTACAATCAAAAAATAAAAGATAAATATATTATAACAGGATTATATATTCAAGAAAATATAATCATACCGATTATTGCTATTCGTATGGATGAAACAGAAATTAAACGTCTTGCCAAAGAGTATAAAATTAAAAACTTTATGTTAGTGAATAGATCGAATGATGATATTATTGATCGAGAAATATTAAAGGGTTCTGATAATATTATAGTAGATGATAGAATTATTAAAGTGAATAAAATAGAATATATTGAAGAGAGTTATGATAGATTTCGATTAGAATTAAGTGATTATTTAAGTAACAATATTAAATTAAAAGATGAATTAACAGAATTATGTGGTATTAGTGTTAAGAAGATACAAGAATTTTTGTTAAGGCATGCTAAAAATATTGTAAATATAATACCTAAAATTCCAAATTTGGATAAGTACAAAGGTACAAATTTTAGGCAATTATGTCGTTTAGATAAAACATGTTCACATATTCATTGTGGTAAAAATAATAAAAATACTTGTCAATTACAATTAACAAATAATACAATTGTTCAATTTATAGAGAGATTAAGTAATGATATGAGATATAATGTTATTAAAAGAGAAGAAATATTAAGGGAAAAAGGAAGATTTGTAGATGATATAAATATACATGATTTTTTTACAAGTAAAGCGAATGAACGAATTATTAAAACATCAAATTTAACATTAACAAGTATATTAAAAGAAATGTATGGTGAAAATAATATACCAATAATAGGTAAGAAACGATTATTAAAAGTAACAGGTGAAGTTGAAATATTCCCACCTAAAATATTTGGTAAAAAAATGGAACAATTAGTTAAAAAAGATAATGGTTTGTATAGAGCAATAATTAATGGATTTTATTGGATAAAAAATAAATTATTAGATATTGAATATAGAAATTTAGGCTATGAATGTACATTACAAAATGATATTATAAATTTATTTAAGGGTAAAATAATAAATTGGATTTTGGATGAAAATAATTTAGAAAGATTGTACAAACATTTTGATATTAAAACTATACCTAGTATGAAAGAGAAATTAGTATCGAATGATCCACTTGACAATATATATAGATACGAATTATATATATTAGGAGATATTATAAACTCTAAAATAATTGTATATAATCAATATGATGAAAAGATATTTGAAACACCATCAAATACTGATATTATTGAAATTAAATATGAAATATATAATGATGCAATAGTTAAATTTTATTCAATTTACATATTATAAATAAAATTATATTATATATAATATGTATCATAACGGAGGATTTCCACCTATATTTGAAGGAGGTAAAGTAGAAACAATTCAGCGTGAATTTTCAGCAGAAAATGTATTATCAATATCTCAAATATTAGGTAGACAATCAAATATATCGAATGTAATTGTAAAAAGATCAGAACCAATTGTTTTTAATGTTGTGGATAAAACACCAAATATAGGTAAAATTAAAAAAAATAAAAGAATATAATATATGAATAAATATAATGATGATTTTATTGCACATTCAATTATTGAAAGTGATTATTTAGTAAATGAGAAATATAAAACTATTATAGAGGAATTAAAAAAACAAACTGAATATATTATTGATCCACCAACATCTGATTTAGATCCTTATTATATTATTCGAACAAAAGATAATAAAATAAAATTAAAAGCATCTTACATAGGTGATGTAATAATAGAAGAAAATAAAAAGTATATAAAATGGAGTTGGTCTAGACCAGAATTAAGTAAGGCATCAAAAATAAATTCATTAAAAATATTAAAATACTTTTTAGATCAAGAACCAAGTGATACATTATCTGTATTTTATAAGGTTAACTCTGCATTTGTACAGAGTGTAATTAAAATAGATAATTTATTTTACGAAATATTAGTAAATGCATTATTACACATAATGAAACATAAATTTGAATTTGAATTAAAGATTATTGAAAATAAATTGAGTAATTTATATTTAATAAAAGAAATATTGTAATTTTTATTAATTTACTAAAATTAATAAAAATTTTTTAGTATATTGGTCTTTGAACTAAATCTTCCATTGGTAATCCAACATATTTATATGATCCTGTAAATATAGCATTTGTAATTTTAATAATATCACCATCAAATATTTCTCTATTATTTGAAATTGGTATTTTAACATCATTATTATTAATATCATTTTTAGATACATAATATTGATATTCAGTACTACCTACATATTTTGGTCTCCCATAAATATTTAGTATATTTTTTGAATCAGTTACATCTACTAAATACCCTTTCTTTTGATATGGTGGTGGGTATCCTCTTGTTGGTTCTCTAAAATATCCATTATATTGAGATAAATTTGTAGTATAATCAGATCTTTGTTCTGGTGGATATAATGGATCATTGACTACCCTGTAATCTCTATTGTATGTATTGGTACTTTCAGCAGTTGGACAAATTGGACATACACATGGTGTACATCTGGGACAGTTAGATGGTGTTTGTTGGGTGTAATCAATTACATTTTGAGATAAGAGTGTTCCAATAGAATCAATGTCTGAATAATTATCCCATTGTTCATTATTGAAAAGTAATGTAGCAATTGCAAAGACTAATACAATAACTATTAATGGAGTAAAGATCTTTTCATTTAATTCTTTCATAATATTAATAAATAAAAAATAAGTATATGTTATGCAGAAAAATAAAAAATTA